GAAATGGTAATGGTAATGGTAATGGTAATGGTGGCAACGGAAATGGTGGTAATGGTGGGGGAATGAGCGAAGAAAGTCTTCGTGATTGGTTTGGTAAATCTAAATCAAAAGGAGGGAAACCTGGTTGGGTGCAAGTTGTATCAGGTAAACCGTGTGCTCGTCAACCAGGTCAGAAATCCACACCAAAGTGCGTATCCTCTGCAAAGAGAGCAAGCATGAGCAAATCTGAAAGAGAGTCTGCTCAAAGAAGGAAAAGAGCTGCTGATCCAGGTCAACCACAAAAGACAGGAGCAGCAAAACCTACATACGTTTCAACAGATAAACCTAAGAAGAAAATGAGCGAGTCTACCGAATTTATCACTCTACCACTCAACGTTGAGATTCCAAACAACATTAGAGATTTCAACTTAGGATTAATGTTTCGTGAGAGTTTGGATATTAATAGTGGAATGCTGTTCATCTTTGATGAAGTTGCAGAACAGTCTTTCCATATGACAGAAACAAGAATTCCTCTTGACATTGCTTTCATCACAGAGGAAGGTATCATTGAAAGCATCAAAAAATTAGAACCATTTGACGAGAATCCAGTTGCTTCGGATGGAGAAGTACTGTGTGCGTTAGAAGTAAACCGTGGATGGTTCGCAGAAAACAACGTTGAAGTAGGTGACGAGATCGACATTGAGGAAGGCAAGAAAGATGCTTGCTACCATAAGGTCAAGTCACGCTACTCTGTATGGCCAAGTGCATATGCGTCAGGAGCATTGGTCAAGTGCAGAAAAGTTGGAGCAAAGAACTGGGGAAATAAAACCAAGAAGGAAGAATTTGAACTTGATGAAAAGTGTTGGAAAGGTTATGAAAAGAAAGGTATGAAGACTATGTTTGGGAAAAGATATCCTAACTGTGTCAAAAAAGAAGAAGTTGAGTGCAATCATACCGATAATGGAGTTGAATGTCCTGTACATGGAATGTCACCATGCAAATCTGCACCGAAAGGTGGAGATGGCGGAAAACCAGGTGCAGATAAAAATTATGTGAAACCAATGTCAGAGGCAGTTAGAATACCTGCTAAGACTGGTAATATCATCATGACCTCTATCAATTGGAGAGGTAGATATTATGTTCTTAGAATGTTCTTCCCTTCGACTAAGGTTCCCACCAAAGCTGAAGTCCAAATCGAAGTAGACAAAGTTTATCCTGGCGCAAGAGTACAAAGTTACCGAACCGCCGATTATGTCCCAGGACAACCACTACTCCAAGTTGCAGAAGGAGCAGCATGGACCAGGAAAGCAGGAAAAAACAAAGAGGGTGGACTCAACGAAAAAGGCAGAAAGTCTTACGAAAGAGAAAATCCAGGCAGCGACCTTAAGGCACCTTCAAAGAAGGTTGGAAATCCCCGCAGGGCATCCTTTTGCGCCAGAATGAAAGGTATGAAGAAGAAGTTGACTTCCTCAAAAACAGCAAACGATCCCGATAGCAGAATTAACAAGTCCCTTAGAAAGTGGAATTGCTGAGTAAACTATGTCTGATAATGTATATCTTGGCAATCCTAATCTAAAAAAGGCGAATACTGCGATTGAATTCACGGAAGATAATATCCGTGAGTTTATGAAATGTAAGGATGACCCTGTTTACTTTGCCAAAAATTATGTCAAGATTATTTCTCTTGATGAGGGTCTAACTCAATTTGAACCTTACCATTTTCAAGAGAAGTTAATTAATAATTTTCACAGTAACAGATTTAATATATGTAAGATGCCACGTCAGACTGGTAAATCCACAACAGTCGTATCTTACCTTTTACATTATGCCGTATTTAATGATAGCGTAAATATTGGCATCCTGGCAAACAAAGCAGCAACCGCAAGAGAACTTCTTGGAAGGTTGCAGACTGCATATGAGAACTTGCCCAAATGGATGCAACAGGGTATTATTGCTTGGAACAAAGGTTCACTGGAGTTAGAAAATGGCAGTAAGATATTGGCAGCTTCTACGTCTGCGAGTGCTGTCCGAGGTATGTCGTTCAACATCCTCTTTCTCGACGAATTCGCATTTGTCCCAAATCACGTCGCTGACTCGTTCTTTGCATCTGTTTATCCTACTATTACTTCTGGTAAAAACACCAAGGTAATTATTGTATCTACCCCACATGGTATGAATCATTTCTACCGATTGTGGCATGATGCTGAAAAGCAAAAAAATGATTATGTTCCTACAGATGTTCACTGGTCAGAAGTTCCAGGTAGGGATGAAAAGTGGAAAAAGACTACTATTAAGAATACATCGGAACAGCAATTCAAAGTTGAGTTTGAATGTGAATTCCTTGGATCTGTTGATACTCTGATTGCACCAAGTAAATTAAGAACATTGATATATGATAATCCTATCCAGAGAAATGCTGGATTCGATGTTTACGAACCGTCAATAGAAAATCATGACTATGTAATGACCGTTGACGTAGCGCGTGGTGTTGGAGAAGACTATTCTGCTTTTGTAGTTGTAGACATAACGGAGTTCCCACACAAGGTTGTCGCCAAATATAGGAACAATGATATCAAACCAATGTTGTTCCCCAATATAATTTACGAAGTAGCAAAGAGTTATAATAGCGCATATATTTTATGTGAAGTGAACGATATTGGAGATCAAGTTGCAAGCATTCTACAATATGATCTTGAGTATCAGAATCTATTGATGTGTTCTATGAGAGGTAGGGCAGGTCAGATTGTTGGACAAGGTTTCTCTGGTAAGAAGACTCAACTTGGTGTAAAAATGTCTAAGACTGTGAAGAAGGTTGGATCTCTTAATCTCAAGACTCTGATTGAGGAAGATAAACTTATCTTTAAAGACTATGAAATTATCTCAGAATTGACAACTTTTATTTCAAAGCATAATTCATTTGAGGCAGAGGAAGGTTGTAATGATGACTTGGCAATGTGTCTTGTTATCTATGCCTGGTTAGTTCAGATGGACTACTTCAAGGAACTGACTGACCAGGATGTTCGTAAGAGATTATATGAAGAACAAAAAAATCAAATCGAACAGGACATGGCACCATTTGGATTTTTAAATGATGGTTTGGATGACGATAGTTTTGTTGATGGTGAAGACAGATGGTTTAAAGCAGATGAATATGGTGATAGATCTTTTATGTGGGAGTATCTATCTTAATGGATTTAGATGGTCAGATTAAGTTAGGTCATCTTCTTTTACAAGATAGAAAGTGTAGATCCTGCGGCGAACTAAAAAATTTAGTGGACAGTTTTTACAGAACTAGAAAAGACAGAGGTCCTGTTGCTTCCTCATATTCTTATGAGTGTAAAGAGTGTACTATAAGGAGAATATTAGCAAACAAAAAGTCAGATAACAGATGGGAATATCCAGACTGGTAGTTCACGTCAGGTTTCCCCTGTGAAAACATGCTTTTTAATAAATATTTTCAGTAACATGAGACCACGGAGAAAAAAACATGGCGACTCCTCAATTGTCTCCAGGCGTATTAGTCAGGGAGGTTGACCTTACAGTAGGAAGAGCTGAGAATGTATTAGATAATATTGGTGCAATTGCAGGACCTTTTGCTATTGGACCAGTTGACGAAGCAACTGACATCCAAACTGAGCAACAACTTATCGATACGTTTGGTAAACCCATCTCTACCGATGCACAGTACGAATACTGGATGAGTGCATCCAACTTCCTGTCCTACGGCGGAGTACTTAAAGTTGTCAGAGCCGATGATACTCAACTGAACAATGCTAACGCTGGTGTTGGTATTGCTTCGACAACATCGCTGAAAATCAATAATTACGACGACTATCAGCAGAACCATAAGGAAGGCGACAATACTTTCACTTATGCTGCTAAGAACCCTGGAACCTGGGGCAACAATCTGAAAGTCTGCTACATCGACGATTTCGCAGATCAGGTTGTTGGTATCGCAACCACCTCTCTTGAGGGTATCGGTGCAGAGGTTGGATTCGGTGTTACCGCTTCCTTAAGTGGGGTTGTAATTCCTGGATCTGGAACCACCTCTGAGTTCACTGGATTCCTGAAGGGAATCATCACGGGCGTAACGACTGACGCCGCTGGAAACTCTAGTACACTTGATGTTAAAGTTGTTTCTCGCGTAGAAACAGTTGGTACTGGTTCTACTGAAACTGCCGTTACTTATGCAGAGGGAACTTCCTTCGCAGCATTCGGAACTGGAACTGCACTGAATATCGTTAATAACTCTGGTGTTAACACGACTGGTAGACTTTCTGCTGCTCTGACACCTGCAACTGCTATTGACTGGTACGATCAGCAGACACTTGGTCTGACCAACTCTACGCTGTACTGGAAGACTATTGCTCCAAGACCAATTTCTTCCAACTACGTTACCGAAAGAAACGGTAAAAATGATGGTATTCACGTCGCAGTCGTAGATGACGACGGAAGCATCACTGGTATCAAGGGCAATCTCCTTGAGAGTCACGTCAACCTGTCTAAGGCAGGAGACGCTGTTTCCGATTACAACTCACCTACCAAAAACTACTACAAAGATTATATCGCAGACTTCTCTGATAATGTCTATGTGGGATATAACCTTTCTTCTGGTATCACTACCAGCGGTGGTTCTACTTGTGTACCTAGAGCATCTGGATTCTCTACCGACTTCACCGCAGTCACAACTGCTGATGGTCTCTTCGGTCTAAACGCTCAAGATACTACCTTCTCTGTCCTGGGTAACAAGACCTTCACTCTCGGTGGCGGTGTTGATTACTCTGCTGACAAAGGAATGAAGGCAGAACTTTCTAGTCTGATCACTTCCTACGGTCTCTTCGCCAATAAGGATGAAATTGAAGTTGATTTCCTGATCATGGGACCTGGTTGCGTAAGCGAATCTGATTCGCAGGCAAAAGCAAACTACATCATCTCTCTTGCTAACGCAAGAAAAGATTGTATTGCAGTTATCGGACCTCACAGACATAACATTGTTTACGTAACCAACACAACCACTCAGACCAATAATCTGATCAACTTCTTCTCGCCACTGACCTCTTCTTCGTATGCAGTCTTCGACAGTGGTTATAAGTATATGTTCGATAGATTCAACAACATCTTCCGTTATGTGCCATGTAACCCTGATGTTGCTGGTCTGATGACACGCACTAACTTAGTTGCATTCCCATGGTTCTCGCCTGCGGGACAGCAGCGTGGTGTTATCAACAATGCAGTCAAACTTGCATATAACCCAACTAAAGCACAAAGAGATAAACTGTATCCTAACAGAATTAACTCTTTTATCACTACACCTGGTATCGGAACACTTCTGTTTGGAGACAAGACCGCTCTCGGTTATGCCTCTGCATTCGATAGAATTAATGTTCGTCGTCTGTTCCTTACTATTGAGCAAGCACTTGAAAGAGCAGCACAAGCTCAACTCTTTGAACTCAATGATGAGTTAACAAGAGCAAACTTCAGAAACATCGTTGAACCATTCCTCCGTGACGTTGAATCGAAGAGAGGACTCTATGGATTCTTGGTTGTTTGTGACGCAACAAACAATACTCCCGATGTCATTGATAATAATGAGTTTAGAGCAGACATCTTCCTGAAGCCTGCTAGAAGCATCAACTATGTAACACTCACCTTCGTTGCTACCAGAACTGGCGTCAGTTTTGAAGAAGTAGCAGGTAGAGTTTGATATATTATCTAAATAACACTACGGAGGATTAAACAATGGCAAACTCACTCACCGACTTTAAATCCAAACTGATTGGCGGCGGCGCTCGCCCCAATCTGTTTGAGGTTGAGATCACACCTGGAGATTTACCAGATGGTATCTCTGCGTTGGATGGAGACGTTTTTAAATACATGTGTAAAGCAGCAAACTTGCCTGCATCAAACGTAGCTTCGATTGACGTTCCTTTCAGAGGACGTACTTTTAAAGTTGCTGGTGATCGCACATTCGACACCTGGACCATCACCGTCATCAACGACACTGACTTTAAAATCAGAAGAACGATGGAAGAATGGGCACAGTTTGTTGCTCAGTATCAAGAAGCTTCAGGTGCAACTAACCCTGCTGATTATATGGCATCTGCCACTGTTAGACATCTGGGAAGACAGGCATCTAACATCGGTTATGGTGATGAAAATTCCAAAGGAACTGGTCTTGAGACTATTGCAGTTTACCAGTTTGCAGATATTTTCCCAACTAATATCTCTGCAATCGATCTCTCTTATGACACCACCGATACCATTGAAGAGTTCACAGTAGAATTTACAGTTAACTACTGGTATCCCGCGTCTAAGGACGGAGAAAAAGGTAATAACGCCTGATATTTGACCATCTAAATAGTCTAAGGAAACTTAGATTTATATAATCATGTCCAAGTTATTTGGGTTCTCTATTGAGGACACCGAACCACTATCTCCAGGTGCTGTCAGTCCTGTTCCTCCTAACAATGAGGACGGGTCTGACCACTACATGAGTAGTGGTTTTTTTGGTTCTTATGTTGACATTGAAGGTGTATATCGCACCGAGTTTGATCTAATCAAAAGATATCGTGAAATGGCACTTCATCCTGAAGCGGATAGTGCCATTGAAGATATTGTAAACGAAGCAATCGTTTCTGATTCTAACGATAGTCCTGTAGAAATTGAACTTTCAAATCTGAATGCTAGTGATGGTATCAAAACTAAAATTCGTAAAGAGTTTAAGTATATCCTAGATTTATTAGATTTTGATAAAAAGGCACATGAAATTTACCGTAACTGGTATATTGATGGTCGTATCTATTATCATAAGATTATTGATCTAAAGAATCCTCAAGAAGGTATTCAAGAACTTCGTTATATTGACGCAATGAAAATGCGTTATGTAAGACAACAGAAGAAAAAGAACAATGATGCTTCTGCTGTTGTAAGACTGCAGAGCAAAAATCCTATGGATTATGACTTTCCAGAAATCGAAGAATACTTCATCTATAATCCAAAGTCTACTTATCCTACTGGCAATCCAATGCAAACGGGTGCAAGTCAAGGAATTAAAATTGCAAGAGACGCAATTACCTATTGCACATCTGGTTTAGTAGATAGAAACAAGGGATCAACACTCTCTTATCTTCATAAAGCAATTAAGTCTATCAATCAACTTCGTATGATTGAAGATTCTCTGGTCATCTATCGTTTATCTAGAGCACCAGAACGTAGAATTTTCTACATTGATGTTGGTAATCTGCCTAAGCAAAAGGCAGAACAATACCTCCGTGATGTCATGATGCGTTATCGCAACAAACTTGTATACGATGCAAACACAGGAGAGATTCGTGATGACAAAAAATACATGGCAATGCTTGAGGATTTCTGGCTTCCTAGACGAGAGGGAGGACGTGGTACTGAAATTTCTACTCTTCCTGGAGGTCAAAACCTTGGTGAAATCACGGACATTGAGTATTTTAAGAAAAAGTTATACAGATCACTCAACGTCCCCCCGTCTAGAATGGATGGCGAAGGCGGATTTAATCTCGGAAGATCCTCCGAAATCCTCAGAGACGAACTGAAGTTTACAAAGTTTGTTGCACGTTTAAGAAAGAGATTCTCCAACATGTTTAATGACATGCTGAAGACTCAACTTATTCTTAAGAATATCATCACTCCTGAAGATTGGGAGACGATGAGTGAGCATATTCAGTATGACTTCCTCTATGATAATCACTTCTCTGAACTGAAAGAGGCAGAACTCATGAATGAGAGACTATCTCTGGCAGCAACAGCAGAA